TTTTCTGTTTCTGTTTCTTCTTCTTGAATTTCCTCTACATCTTCATTACTTACTTCAGTAACTTCTGCATTTGCAAATTCAGGTTCTTCTTCTTCTACTTTATCTTCCGTGATTTCTTCATCTTGTACTTCTGTATCTGCAAGAAGCAACTGCCTGAGTTCTTCTTTCTCTTGATCAGAAAGTGTTTCAAAAAGTGATTTAATATTTAACATTGGTTTCCTTAAACTGGTGCGACCGGATCTGCACACCCACATGGATTCTCTTTTGAGCAATTACATGGGTCACAAGTGCATTCTTCACATTCGCAATCTGGGTTGTTACACATCTATTCTCCTTAAATAGGGGTGGTGTTATCCACCCCTATTATTTATGTTTATAGGAAATTAAGATTTTCCTTACAGATTATATAGTCTTTAACTAATTCGGACCGTACTATATCTTCTCTCTGAAAATTTATACGTTCAAAATTAGACATACCCTGTAAAATCTCCATAAAATTGTGAAGACCCTGCTTTTCATGGTTTAGTCTTAGATCAGATTGTCTAAAATCACCACAGAAAATTATCTTACAATTTTCTCCTACCCTAGTCATAATGCTATCTAATTCATGAAAAGATAAATTTTGCACTTCATCAACTAAAACAATTGAGTTATCAAATGTAACTCCTCTAACAAATGATGTTGATAAAAAGTTGATTTTTCTTTTCTTTTTAAGAATCTCATACGCATCGCCCCTGGAAAATAACTCATTAGCAATTTGTTTGTAAGGCAACTCATAAACCTCTATTTTTTTATCCAGATCACCAGGTAAAAACCCTACCTCCCTTGTGGGCACCACACTTCTAACAATTGATAACTCGTAATAATGCGTTTTTTGCAATATAGAATCTAATGCTAGATACATTGATATAAATGTTTTACCAGTTCCTGCAGAACCATGTAATAAGAGATTTTTATCATTAAAGAATGCTTCAAAAGTTTTAGACTGATTATTCGTTTTAGGCTCTATTTCTTGTAACTTGAAATTCTGCAACTTTGATAGTTTGTCTAGATTTGAACTTTTGAATACTTTGAGGGGGGATTCATATGACTCATTGATATAGTTTTTCAATTGGAGATTTTTCTTTCTATTTCTTGCCATAGTATCCATTGATAAGGTTAGTGTTTAAGGTTTAAATTTTTTCTCCTTTCAATTAAGGTTGCTATTCATTCCTATTTATTTGAAAGTCACTATTCAAGGAATACCAAATGTTCAAAGTATATCTTTGAAAACTTTCTATTGGCGTAACTCCATGATAGTGTTTCTTACCATCAAAACACAATAATCTACCAACCTTTGGTGGACAAGTCATTATTTGATTAGTATCTTCATATACTAAAGTTTTACCACCTTGAAAATTTTGATTCAAATAAGTTATTGAAGTATAATCTGTATGAGGTCTTGTTTTGTCAATGTGAAAATTTTGATTTGAGTTTTCGGGCCAAAATGATAAAGTCACGGTCTCCATAAAGTATTCTTTATCTGTTATTTGATTTATTCTGTTATTGGTTTTCTCACATATTTCATAACAAAATTTTTGATCTGCTTCTTCCATCTCTATATCATAAAGATGTAAAACATGTATATCTCTATGTTTCTTCGATCTGACAGACCAATCGCCATAAATTCTAATTAAATTTTGGCACTCATACTCTTTAAGGAAATTGTCTTCTAACCCTATCATAATTTTTATTCACTGGATTAAATGATTCGCCACAACCGCATAGACCAGCATTAGAAATGAAAACAAAACCTTGTTCTACAAGATTGTCATCTCTATAATCAATTGTGATAGAACCAATTACATTGTTTAATATTTCTTTGTCAACTATAACTTTACCTTCTCCAAAGGTAGTATCTGTCAATTTCATTTCATCAGTAGATTCAAGTGTCCATTTCCAACCCGAACATCCACCTGGATCTGCACTTACTCTGATAAATTTTTCATCTGCTTGTTCAAAAATTGACAAGGCTTTATCTGTTACTTGTATTTCGTACATTTAAATCCTATTAGTTCCTTTTACTATCCAGTATCCACTTTTCTTACTGATCTCATCAATTCTCCAATAATTATCATTTGAAAAAAACCATTCTTTCTCTGATTCTGCCCGTATTGCATCACCATCTTCTGCATCATACGTATCTGGATCTGTCTTTTTCAAATTAGAAAAATGCCATTCTATAAATTCAGAATAGGGAAATCCGCCATAATTATCATCTGATACATAAATTATTCCTCTTGAAAATCCTTTTGCTACCTTAAAATCTTCAGTAAAAGATTGATATCTATCAGGATAATATTCCTCTTCTGTTTCTAAATGTTCTTTAAATAAATCTATATCTTTAGTGTAAAGACCTCTATATAGAGTTTTTGGCACCTGTTTTCTACTTACCAATGATAAGATACTGTCCATTATAGGATTTGATTTTGTATTATCCATTACATGACTTTTATCATGTATGAGATATTGTAAAAATTCTGATTGTTTTTCTGAAAGTTTATTAAACAAACCAGAATAGTTTGCTTCGTTTATGTCTATTAATTCTTTAAAATTTAACATTTTAGAACCACGATGGAGTTGTTTGTTGTTGTGTATCATCTCTATCTATCATAAAAGAGGTCTTGCACCCACAACTAGATTTTGCTTTAGGATTATTAAAAACAAAACCTCTGTTCATCAAATCATCATTCCAATCGAGAATTAATCCTTTAATGTAAAGTAAACTTTTCTTGTCACATAAAATACCAATACCAAAAGACTCAAAAAATTTGTCAAACTTGGTCGGCTTTGAATCTAAATCAAGAACGTAAGTAAAACCAGAACAACCACCTGCTTTAATTCCAACACGTAACAGAACATCCTCTGTCACACCTTGTTCTGATAATACTTCTCTTAATTTATTAGCACTCTTTTCAGTTAATTCAATCACACTTGTTTTTGTTTATAATCCGCTATTGCCGCTTTTATTGCATCTTCTGCTAATACAGAACAATGAATTTTTACCGGAGGTAAAGATAGTTCGTCTACAATGTCAACATTATTGACACCAAATGCTTGATCTAATGTTTTATCTTTTACCCATTCAGTTGCTAATGATGAAGCCGCAATTGCTGAACCACAACCAAATGTTTTAAATTTAGCATCAACAATTTTATCATCTTCAACTTGTATCTGTAGTTTCATCACATCGCCACACTCAGGCGCTCCCACAAGACCAGTGCCAATGTTATTATCAGTGGAATTAAAACTACCCACATTTCTGGGATTTTCATAGTGGTCTACTACCTTATCTGAATATGCCATTTATACCTCAATGTTTAGTTGATTATCATTTATGATGGTTTTTGCTCTATCATAAAAATCAAAAGAATTAAAATTTTCAGAACCTTTTTCATATAATGATTTATTCATCAAATAGACTTTCATAATTGCAGTAAGTTCTACTCTATCTGATTTCAAAAAAGCATAACCAATTTTATCTTCAATAAATTTTATTTTCTTCTGTACTAAGTCATTTTCACTATCATTTATCCAAGGATCTTTATGATTTTTAGCCTTACGTAATTGTGTAGCAAAAGAAAAATCAAAATGATTTTTCGATACAACCTCACAATTACCTAATCCAATTTTATCATCTTCGCTCCAATTACAACCGGTACAACCATTTTCAGTTGAAATTGCACATCGTTTACTATCTCCTGAAATCATAAAGCCTTTTGGTTGTTTCTGTTCCCAGGTACAACCATAAACCCGTCAACATCAGGCGGCTAGTGCCACTTGTGCTGAAGAATAATCGTCATTGTTTGCGATTAATTTAATGACATTTTACATCTGTCAAGATGGTCTCCTCTGTATCCTCACATCCAATCGAATGCCTAACACCCCCAACACGGGTCACAATAAAATTGCATCCAGCAAATAATATCCTCCAATAACAACACTCAACAGAAGAACCCACATAACAATATTGCTAGTATCGTCCATGTGACTCCTGGTGGAGGTGGGCGGAATCGAACCGCCGTCTTAAATGCTACTCTACAGTATCATCAACTAAAACTATTTAGATAAATCTTGCGTAACATCCTTAATTTTTTCAATTTGTTTCATAATAATTTGTTCCCGATTTGGCCAATAAATGTAATCTTTTTCTGGATTTTTCATTAAATTATACAAGACAGGTAAAACTAATTTTTCTACTTCTTGCATGTCTTTCACATATTTTTCTTCAAGATATTCTTTTTTATAGCCAATTTCTTTAATAGCAGAATCTATCTTTTTTTCTAAATTTTCTATGTTTTGAGATTTTGCTTCTACTTGCTCAATCTTTTTTTCTACTTCTGTGGTTTTTGCTTTATATTCTTCGTCATCTACTGCCGAAAAACCAAAGTCAAAATTAGCATATTCTTCAGGTATTTGTGCCATGTTCGTATCCGTATTTACAGATCCAGTAAGAGTCAACAATGTCAGATATAGGATTTTTATCAGGGTTTATTTCAAACTCATTGATGAGATTTCTTTGAGTATCATTAACAAAAGATTCATACATCATTTCTTTTTTTGCGTTACCCTTACCAGATGCATATTTCTTAATTACTGTTGGTGGTATCATTTCGTATTTAATACCCCATTTTGTTAAAGTATGTTTTAAAATTGCCATGTTCTCCGCAATATGAAAAACTCTACCAGTTGCGGCGAATGCATAATCTTCTATGTAAACAGTTTGTGGTCTTCGATTATGCTTGACAATACAATCTGATACCCAAGTCGCTAAACCTTGGTACCTTTGCATCTCCGTATTATATTTAGGATATTTTGTAAGTTGTATGCGAGGAAAGTTTGACCATCTTTCATATTGTCTAGGGTTTTGTGCTAAACAATAATAAGTGATGTTTTTTTGATTCCATTCTCCGTAGCACTCTGTAATAGCAGGACTTGTTAATGAATAATCAATCCCAATTGTCATCCTCTTCTTCATGTAATTCAATCATTTCGCCACAGAAACTACAATATTGCACAGGATCTTCACTATGAGCAAGTATCTCATAATGCACACCACAAAAAGTACAATTAATCTTTTCCGATATCTCCATATTTCGAAACACTTTCTAGTTGAATATATTTTTTGATAATGTCTAACGAATACCTTAACCCATCTTTATAACATCTTAATCTCTCTGGCAACGTCATCATCTCAATATCTGGTTTAGGGTTAGCCTTTAATTTTAAGATGGTTCTCTCTATTTTTCTATGCTCACTTTCGATTGAAGATTTTACTTCATTCAAGCAATCAAATAATTTTTCCATATGTTCTATGCTATCATCAATCTCTTTTGCAGTATTCGTCTTTTTCATTTTGCAATACTCTAATTCTATCTCTTAATTCTTTTATCTTAGGAGCATTGTATTGATGGGAAGGAACTGAAAGTTCATCTTCTAGTATGCTAGAATAATGTGATATACCTTGTACAATTTCATCCAGTTCCGTTATCGCCATCTAACTCTTTCTCTAACTCGATAACATTAGCAAAAAATTTTCCATTATGAAAAATCTGCGGTACGTTTTTACTCTTGGTGACAGACAAGATTTTACCAAACAATCTCTTGTCTGCCAGAATGTACATAAACTGTATATTGTGTTTCTTCAGCAAATCCTTTGCCTTATCACAAGCAGGTCAATTAGGAATTGTGAAATGACCTATAATATACGTACCTTTATCAAAATCAAGTTCATATTGTAACATTAGATATCCACTACTTCACATCCACCATCAGCGGCACAAGCCAATTCCTGGGCACCAGTGGTGAAATCTTTTTCTTCATATTCTGAAAGTCTGGACCAATCAACATTTTTAGGCATCAATTTCAATGCTTCTTCATATTCATCTTTTGAGCAATCTTGATATGGTGCTTGTCTGTATGTATGTTCACTAAAAGGTAGAAATGAAATGCCACTGATACTGTCAAAGTTTTCCCAGACCCAGTTACCTACTTCCATCCACTCATGTTCTTTAACAGAAATTGTTACAGACGGCTTATGTTCACACCAGTGCTTCTGATATGTCTCCCAAAGTTCAAGTTGCTCAATTGCATTCATATCTGTTCTAAATACTGCGTTCTTTGGACTTTGCATAGGAAATGAAAATACAGTAGTATGTTGTGGTTTCATCACATCTGCTTCAGCAGGAAACCCTGCATCTTTCATAAATGCACACAAAGGATCTTTATTATCTGCTCTTACTGTTCTAATATAGTATGGATTATGTCTTGCATGAATACCTGATGCGGAATCGACTAATTGACTCACTGTTCCGCTAGGTTTTACACATGTAATGGCCGCAGATTGCGGTATATTAAGTTTTTCAGCAAACTCTTTGTTTGTTTCAACTGCCTCATTTTTTAGATCTTCTAATAGAGTATCTAATCCTTTTTTCTTACCATTTGTAAGAGAATTATCCATTATTCCTGTG